CTAGCGTGTTGATTTCCCCCCCAATCCGGTAGAAATGCCTGCAACTCCCTACAGTTCGTCGTACAAGCGCAAGCTCGCCGGCTTGCTCTCGGGGCCGCCCGTTCCGTGCACCCACTGCCGCCGGGCGCAGGCGACGACGCTGGACCACTGGCCGCCGCTGGGGATGCACGCCCACCGGCCCGACACCGACTGCTGCCGGCTGCTGCCGAGCTGCGCGGAGTGCAATCACCGCGGTGGGCAGATGGTCGCCAACGGCACCTGGCGCCCCACTGCGGTGCTGGCGGGCCTCGAGGCCGAGCCCGAGCGGGCCGGTCTCGATTCATCGGACCGCCGCTGGGACGTCGAGTGGTTGGCCGAGCTCGTCGACGTCCCGGCCGACGCTGTGTGGCCGCGGCTGATGACGGTCCCGCATCGGCTCGCCGCCGGGTCCCTCGGTGCGGAGTTCTGCGAGTGGGCCGCGGCGCGGGAGGGCCGGCCGCTGCGCTGGTGGCAGCGGCTCGTCGCGACGCGGCTGCTCGAGGTCGACCGCGACGGCCGGCTGGTGTGGGAGACCGCCACGCTGTCGACGGCCCGGCAGGTCGGCAAGTCCTGGCTGCTGCGCGAGCTCTGCCTGTGGCGGATGCACCAGGCGCAGCGGTTCGGCGAGCCGCAGGATGTGCTTCACACCGGCAAGGACTTGGCGGTCTGCAAGGAGATCCAGCGCCCGGCGCGGGTGTGGGCGAAGGGCCGCCACGACGGCCGCTACAAGGTGCGTGAGGTCAATGGACAAGAAGAGATCGAGCTGCTGGCGGACGGATCCCGTTGGATGCTGCGGGCAAAGGAGGCCGTGTACGGCTACAGCGTCGCGCTGGGTGTGGTGGATGAGGCATGGAAGGTGCGGGCTGCAAGCGTCGACGAAGGGCTGACCCCGACGATGGCCGAGCGCGAACAGCCGCAGCTCGTGCTCGTCTCCACCGCCCACCGCAAGGCGACGAAGCTGATGCTCGAGGCCCGCCAGGTCGCCCTCGCCGCGCTCGAGGACCCGACCACCGACCTGCTCGTCGAGTGGTCGGCGCCGCAGGACGCCGAGATGGAGGACACCGCCGGCTGGCGTCAGGCGTCGCCGCACTGGACCACAAGGCGCCGGCAGCTCATCGGCAAGGCGCTGGAGAAGGCGCTGGCCGGGGAGATCGAGGACCCCGACGAGCCCGACCCCGAGCAGTCCTTCAGGGCGCAGTGGCTGAACCAGTGGCCGCGCAAGCTCTCAGAGCCCGCCGGCGCCACCGAGCCGCTGCTGGCCGACGGGGTGTGGGCCGAGCTCTCCGAGCCGGTCGTGTCGACGACGCCGCTGTACGTGGCCCTCGAGGACGACTACGGCCTCGGGGCCGCCGTCGCTGCCTGCCGTAGGACCGACGACGGGCGCCTCGAAGTCGACGGCTGGCTCAGGGGCGATTGGGACAGTGCGATCGCCGACCTCGAGGCCCTCGCCGCCTCGGCGCCCGTCCGCGGGCTGCTCGTCGGTGCGTCGCTGATCGACCGTCTGCCGCCGGCGTGGCGGGGCAAGGCGAAGCCGTGCGGGAGCAGCGAGACCCGCGCCGGCCTGGCGCTGCTCAGGGACCTGGCGATGACCGGCCGCCTGGTGCATGACACGACGACGTTCGCCCTCGACGAGACCCTCGCCGCTGCCGTTGTGCGCGAGGCGCCGACGGGCCTTCACCTGATGGCGAAGGGTCCGACGCATCTCGTCAAGGCGCTGGTGTGGGCCGTAGGGGCGGCGCACCGGCCCGCACGAGTCCCGGCGATTCTCTAGCGGTTTCCCCAGCATTCCGGTAGACAACGGGAGTAGGCTCGGTTGCCGGTGGGCCTTTTCACCCGCGCCATCCAGCCGGAAACCCCGAACGACAACACGCCGGCGCAGGCCGCACCGGGCACCGTCGGTCCCCCGAATGTGACTCCGGGGGACCCGGACGGTGTCACCGTCGAGCAAGGGATCCCCGGCATCCCGCCGCCCACGATCCGGCCGTCGGCCTGGTCGGGCTGGCCGGGGGAGTGGCAGACCCCGAACTGGGGCGGCCGGCCGTCGGGCCTGACCGACATCGCGTGGAAGTGCCTGGACCTCAACGCGAGCCTGCTGGCGACGATGCCGCCGTACCTCGTCGGGGCCTCGCAGAACCTCGACGCGGACTGGCTGCGCAACCCGGACCAGTCGATCTACACGTCGTGGGAGGAGGCGGCCAAGCAGGTCTTCTGGGACTACCAGCTGGGTGAGGCCTTCGTGCTCGCACTCACGAGGTACGCGACGGGGTGGCCGGCCCGGTGGCGGGTCATCCCGCCGTGGATGGTCAACGTCGAGATGCAGAACGGCGTGCGGGTCTACAACATCGGCAGCCGGGACGTCACGAGCGAGATCCTGCACATCCGCTACCAGTCCACCATCTCCGACGCGCACGGCCACGGCCCGCTGGAGGCCGGCGCCGGGAAGCTCATCGCCGCCGACATCTTCGCCCGCTACGCCGCCCAGTTCGCCGCCAGTGGCGGCGTCCCGACCTCGGTGTTGGAACACCCCGAGGAGCTCACCGCCGAGCAGGCCGCCGCTCTCCAGGCCCAGTGGGTCGCCGCCCGCGTCTCGGCCATCGGAGAGCCGGCGGTCCTGTCCGGCGGCGTCACCTTCAAGCCGGTGCAGGCGAGCCCGAAGGACATGGCCCTCACGGACCTGTCGAAGATGACCGAGAGCCGCATCGCCGTGCTGCTCGGGGTGCCGCCGTTCCTCGTCGGCCTCCCCAGTGGCGGGGACCCGATGACGTACTCGAACGTCACCGCCATCTTCGACTACCACTGGCGGGCCGGGCTGCGCCCGCAGGCGCAGTCGGTCATGGCGGCCCTGTCGCAGTGGCTGCTTCCCCGTGGCACCACGGTCGAGGTCAACCGCGACGCCTACATCCAGCCCGAGCCCGAGGCCCGCGCGAGGACTGCCGAGATCCTCAACCGGATCGTCGATCCCGTCTCCGGGCAGCCGGCGTTGACGGTGCAGGAGATCCGGGCCGCCGAACGCATCGACGAAGGGGCTCTCACGTGAGCGACCAGGACCAGCCGCCCCGCACCCCGACCATGATCCGGTCGGTCGCGGAGTACGGCGTCGACTACCCGCGCCGCACGATCGAGCTCGTGGTCATGCCCTATGACACCGAGACCGTCGTCGACCAGCCCTATGGGCGCATGGTCTTCGAGTCCGTGGCGCCCGGTGCCTTCTCGGGCATCCAGCGCCGCGTCGACCGCATCCGCGTCAACCGCGACCATGACATCGAGCGGACCATCGGCCGCACCGTCGCCCTGCATCCCTCCCGTACCGAGGGCCTAGTCGCCGAGCTGCGGATCGCCAAGACGCCGCTCGGCGACGAGACGCTGAGCCTGGCCGACGACGGCTGCCTCGACGCCTCCGCCGCGGTCCGGCCGCTCGACAACGGCATGGAGTGGACCCGAGCCCGCGACCGGGTCCGTCTGACGAAGCTGTGGCTCGAGCACATCGCGATGACGCCGCAGCCGGCGTATGAGACCGCCAACGTGCTCGCCGTCCGCAACCGCGTCGAGCTGCCCGACGTGCCGGCCGCGAGGCCGAACCTCGACCGGATCCGTGCGGAGCTCCTCGTCGCTCGTTACGATGCGCTGAGTCGCTGATCTATCGCCCGTTGACGACCCTCGTGGAGGGGCCGGGCGCGCAGGGGACGCGGCAACAACCGAGCTCGGGCTACTGCCCACGTTGTTGTCCCGGAGGACCCCTGCATCATGCGACAGACCGACCAGCTCCTCGCCCGGTATCAGACCGAGATCGAGGATCGCCAGAACTTCATCGACGGCTTGGTGGAGGACGCCGAGAAGGGTCAGCGCGACCTCTCCGACCAGGAGATGGAACTCATCACGAGGGCCAAGGACCGGCTGCAGGACCTGACCAAGCAGGTCACCCCGCTGAAGGAAGCGCGCCGCATCAGCTCGGAGTCCGCGAACGAGGTCGCCGAGCTGCACCGCTTCATGTCCGAGGCGCAGCGCGAGACCAAGCAGGAGGTCGCCTACCGCTCGGCCGGCGCCTACGTCCTCGACTACTGGAAGGCCGGTCTCGGAGCCTCCGAGCCCGCCGAGCGCCTCGAGCTGTTCAACCGCGCCGCGGCGCACCAGACGACCGGCGACAACCCCGGCCTGCTGCCGTCGCAGATGCTCGAGCCGGTCATCAACTTCATCGACCAGTCGCGGCCGCTCGTCACCGCCCTCGGCCCGCGCCAGCTCCCGTCCGGGTCGTGGAACCGGCCGAAGATCAGCCAGCACACGAACGTCGCCCCGCAGTCCGGGGAGAAGACCGAGCTGGTCAGCCGCAAGATGATCATCGGCATGGTGCCGGTCACGGCCAGCACCTACGGCGGGTACGTGAACGTGTCGAGACAGAACATCGACTGGTCGCAGCCGTCGATCATGGACCTCGTCATCAACGACCTAGCCGCCGTCTACGCCCAGGAGACCGAGAAGGCGCTGTGCGTCGCGGTCGACGCGGCGACCACGGCCGGGCCGACGATCCCGACCGGCCCCGCGACGCCGGCCGCGGTCAACAGCGCCGTCTGGACCGCGGCGGGCGCGGTGTACGCGGCGACGAAGGGCGCCGGCCGCGTCATCATCGCCTGCTCGCCCGACACGCTCGGGCTGCTCGGCCCCGCGTTCCCCGCCGTCAACCCGACCAACGCGATCTCGACCGGGTTCCAGGCGTCCGACATCTCCTCCGGCAACGTAGGGTCGATCTCGGGGCTGCCGGTCGTCGTGAGTGCCGGCTTCGACGCCGGGACGATGATCGTCCTGAGCACCGCGGCGGTGGAGGTCTACGAGGACCGCATCGGGTCGCTGCAGGTCGTCGAGCCGTCCGTCCTCGGCGTCCAGGTCGCCTACGCCGGCTACTTCGCCGACGTCATCATCGACGCGACCGCCATCGTCGAGATCACGAAGACCCCGTGATGGGCGAGCTCTACGACGCTCCGAACCAGCAGGCCGTCGGCGGTGCGCCGCCGTGGGAGGAGGGCTCGGGCGGGGCCGGGGGCTCCGAGCCCGCGCCCGAGTCCGACTCCGGGACCGACCTCGACGCGATGACCAAGGACCAGCTCCTCGCCGAGGCGCAGTCCCGCGGCCTGAGCCCGGCGAACGCCGGCATGACCAAGGACGAGCTGCGGGCCGTCATCGACAAGGGCTAGCGGATGGCATACGCCACCATCGACGAGCTGGCCACGGCGCTGCGGATCACCGTGACGGCCGCCAACCAGGCAAGCCTCACCGCTTGCCTGGAGGCGGCGGCCCTGGAGATCGACGACGCCGTGGACCGCGTCGAGCCGCTCGACCCGGCGGACCCCTTGGCGAACCGGGTCAACATCCTGCGCGGCGTCGAATGGTGGAAGGCCAACGACGCCGCGTTCGGGGTCCTCGGCGTGTCGGACACCGGGACGCTGCAGGCGCCGCGGAACACGATGCGCCGTCACGCGATTGCGCTGCTGCCGCACAAGCAGCAGTGGGGCGTCGGGTGAGCACGGCGACGCTGCTGGGGCTCGACCTGCTGCGCCCGGCCGCCGCCGACGTGCTGGCCCCGATCGAGGACACCGACCCCTACGTGTTCACCGACGTGGTGGACAGCCTGACGCCGCCGGCGCTCGTGCTCGGCTGGGATGACCCGTGGCTCGAGCCCGGCGTCGGCCTGACCACGATGGGGCCGTGCCTGTGGACGGCGCGGCTGCAGATCACCTGCGTCGCCGGGCGCCTCGAGCCCGGCGCCGGCGTCGACGAGCTCGAGCGGCTCGTCGCCTACGTCATCCGCCGGCTGCGCGACGACGCCTACCGCTGGCCGCTGGACCGCGTCTCGGCGCCGTTCCAGCGCGACCTCGCCGGCGTCACGTACCTCGCCGCCGACGTCGTCTACGCCGTCCCCACCGCCATCTAGGAGCACCGCATGACCGCGCCCGTCGCCGAACCAACCCCGCTGATCCTGACGAACGCCTCGCTGATGATCGGCGACGTCGAGCTCGCCTGCGTCGCCAACCACGTCGAGCTGTCGCCGGACGTGAGCATCACGACGCTCGACACGTTCTGCGGCAGCCGGGACTACCCCGGCGTCATCAAGTGGTCGCTGGTCGCCACGCTGTACCAGTCGTTCGACCCCGAAGCAACGGAGGCCGCCCTCGACGCCGTCTGGACCGCCTACCAGGCCGACGGCAGTCCGGCGTCGTTCCGGGTCGCCGGCTACCGCGACCAGCCGGTGTCGGCCACCAACCCGGAGTGGACGGGCGAGGCGATCCCGCAGCCGTGGTCGCCGATCAACGGCGACGCCGGCGACGCCAGCACCGTCGAGCTCGAGTGGTCGGTCGTCGGCGAGCCCGAGAAGAACATCGTCCCGACCCCCTGATGGCGGACCCGCCCGTCGACATCAAGATCCGCGGGGTCAAGCAGCTTTCCGCGGGGACCGAGCACCTGTTCCGCAACATCGACCGGGCGACCGTCCACGACGCCGTCCAGGTGTCCGCGGAGCAGACCGCATCGACGGTCCGCGCCCGCGTCCCCGTTCGCTCCGGTGCGCTGCGCGCATCGGTGCGGGACGTCATGCGCGGCAAGGTCGGGTCGGTCGAGATGGGCGCCGGCCTGCCGTACGCCGGGTGGATCGAGTTCGGCGGATCCCGCGGCCGGGCGCGCAGCCGGCGCGGCCGCTACGAGTACCCGACCGCCAAGCGCACCGAGCGGGCGTTCATCAAGGCGTGCGAGACCGCCGCGACCTCGGAGATCAAGGGCATGTCATGGCCGACACCACGCTGACGATCCCCGACGAGGTCGTCCTGACGAAAGCGGAGATCGCCTCGCCGCGGTTCACGCCCCGCGAGCTGCGGCTGATCCGCGAGCACACCGGCCTGTCGCTGTCGCAGATCCTCGGCGACGAGGACTCCGATGACAAGTTCGTCGTGTTCGGCTGGCTGAAGCTC